CTCAGAAAGGACAAGGGTTGATGCGGTTAAGGTCTGGAATAGTAGGGTTATTGAACAGTCGCTATTAGACTTTCTAAAAGAATTTATAGTGATTGGAGATAGGCCGTATTATGGAGAATTTGCAAACTTAGTCAATAGGGCTGAGAAATTTATAAAGGAGTTGTCATGATTAACCACACAAAAGAGCCGTGGAGAGTTGAATTAGTAGATATGGAAAACGATGAAAAAATATGTATCGTATCTGACGCTTTTGACATTGTATCGCCACATGTACCTAGAGCAATTAGGAAAATTTAGGATGCAGAAAGAGCCATCCAATGCGTCAACGCCTGTGCCGACATGGAAGACCCTGCGAAAGAAATAGCACAACTGAGGGCTGATAGGGCGGTGTTGTTGGATGCTTATAGAGAACTTGTCAGTGAATGCTTAGACGAGTTTGTACATATACCAGAGAACAGAAAGACTGCTGAGGAATACTACTCAGTTGAATTAGACCTCATCAAAAGAATGGAGGCAGGGGAATGATTGAAAACACCTTAATCGAGCTGGGTCAATCAAAACTAAAAGAAAAAGAAATCACCAAGAAGATTGAAGAGAATACACATGCTGGTTGTGTTGAGTATGGACAGTACGGAAGTCAGCTTGATGATTATTTCTCTATAACAAAAGAAGAGGGATGCGAAGGATATACATTCCAGGATTATTGTGATGAAGCAGATGTCAAGATGTGTCCTAAGTGTTCCAAGGTTCTTAATCTTATCAGAGAAAGAAAACAATTACGAAGGCAGATAAGTGCTTACCGTGGAGCAATAACAAAGTATGCAATCTCACTTGTACAGGAGGCCAACAAATGAACCTACGTGAACGGTTTGAGAAGGATATGGATATGGATTCAAAGTTTGAAATTGCTGGGATGGACTGTCCTACTTGGGGATATGTTGCATACCTCGAATCCATGCTTGAGTGGATACCTGTGAGTGAAAGAACACCGAAAATAGGAGAAGCAGGTGTATATGCAAGCAAGCCCGTATTAGCTACAGATGGAATAGAAATCTATATCTGTGTATTTGTAGAAACCTCATCAACAGAATTGTGGAAAAATATTGAAACACAAGAAAAAATGGTAGGCATTACAAAATGGCGTCCACTCCCACCACTACCGGAGGTGAAGTAATGGACGTAAAAGGAATTGTAAAAGAGTACTTGGAAAATAATGGATTTGACGGGCTCTGCACCGAAGATTGCGGGTGCAGAAATGATGATCTTATGCCTTGTGGAGAGGGATTTATTCAATGTGTACCAGGACACTTGATAAGTGCGGAAGATGCAAAAGCACAAGGTTTCTATGTGGATGATGATTGTGAATTTATTATAGCTGATAGTAAGCCGGTCGCTAAGAACAAAGCTCTACCGGAGGATGTATGAACCTACGTGAAATATTTGAAGATCAAGTAGAGCTACCAGACGGTGAGTTTGACTATTGGCTAATGTATAGCGAATTTGTGGAAGATGAATTTCACAAACTGCTCTCAAATATCTCGACTATAGTAAACAGCGATTATATGGAAGAGATTGTTAATCTTCATCGAGACGGCGTAGATATAGACTTTAGAGAGAGTTTGAATTTTGTTAAAGCTGTTATAAGGAGGCATTGTGAAAGGATATAGCATGTCATATATGAGAGGTGAAGTTCATGCCGGAGGTGATTTAAGACGGCACAAAGCGACAGAGAGCAACACAAAGCTGATAGAGTTCGTTAAAGAGCGTGGAGAGGTGTATCTAACTGACATCCAAGATTATTTCGGTGTAGGTTATCAAATTGCTATTCGGATGGTAGATAACGCCACGACAGCTCAAGGCTCTCGGATTTATCAAGAAACTGTCAAAAATCGACTGATAATAGGGTGGTTAGAATGAAGTGCAAAGAGTGCAACGGAACCGGAAAAGCCAAAGGTGTAGCGTGGGAGATCAAAGAAAATGTAGAATACTGGAAAGTAGATTGCTGGGTATGTAAAGGCCGTGGCGAAGTCAAATTAGAGAAATGCCCATTCTGTCACGGAGACGCCTTCTATGCTTTCGATGAGCTAGAGGAGAATGAACCGCATCATATCGAGTGTGAAGCATGTGAGGCTAGTATCTACGGCGAGAGCTTCGAGGAAGTTGTGATGAAATGGCAGAGGCGATACGATGCACAACGCAAGCTAATATGATATAATAACCTATGACAAAACAATGGATTGAAAACAAGATTAAGCAAGGCTATACAAGGTCTGATCTGTACAACTCTCACGATGAGTACATATCAGACGGTGGCGGATGTAAGTATCAGTCTTTCCGGCGAGAGGTGAGGCGTTACACTGAACCTACTGGCGATTTTCAGCACCGGGAAGAAAGCAAGGACGGAATAGAGATAGATATTACTTTAGGGTATAGGCCGAAAAACACAAGCGAATGGGCAAAAGTTTGTGATGTAGACGAGAATGAGTTCTATCCTGACAGGATCGTAACGAATCATTGGGGGACTGATAAAAACACCAGCTGGCAATTTAAGGTTATATGGAAGCGTAGGTTTAAGGGGCTCTCTCCACAATCAGCGTATGAGATATTTAACGACCTGTGTAAAGATATTAAAACACCAGAAAGGAAGGTGAACTACAAACAAAACGACATGACGATTGAGCTACAGATACCAGACCTTCATTGGGGGCAGCAGAGTTGGGGAGATGAAACCGGAGGCCAACATTACGATATCAAGATAGCCAGGGATGAATACTTGAAAGCAATTTACCATTTCTATGATAGATACCACAAGTCAGTCGAGAAGTGGGTTTTGCCTGTGGGCTCTGATTTTTTCAACGTAAATTCAGCTCTAGGCGAGACGTCAAATGGGACACGACAGGACGAGGACGACCGATTGAAAAAGACATTTCAGATAGCAGTCAGTACGATGGTTGAGTCTATCTCTCTCCTTGCGAACGTAGCCCCGGTTGAGCTTGTGCAGGTCCCGGGGAATCACGACGTAGACCAGATTTGGTACCTAATGAACTCACTTAATATGTTCTACATGAAAGACAAAGGCGTACAGGTAGATATGTCACCGCAGGATAGAAAATACCGGCTTATTTACGATACCCTTGTAGGGTTCGCCCACGGCAAGACAAGAGGTGGGAGAATAAAGATGCAAGACCTTCCGCTGATAATGGCAGATGAAGCACCCGAAATGTGGGCAAAATCAAAGATCAGGGAGTATCACATAGGTCACATACATAAAGAGGCTAAAATGAGCGTTGGGCTTACTGACGAGTTTAGAGGTGTGATTGTTCGCATCTGCCCGTCATTGGCACAGATTGATTATTACACAGCTGCCAACGGTTGGAGATCGACGAGGACGGCTCAGAGCTTTGAGTACACAAGGGAGGGTTTACATGGAATCGGATATTATCGAGCTTAAACCGTGTCCATTCTGCGGAAGCGACAATCTTTATATTTCTGATAGTGTATATCAAGAAGGCTGTGTGATTGGGTGTATGGACTGTGGCTCAGAGGTTGGAAGTTTCGACACTAAGGAAGAGGTTGTTGAAAGGTGGAATCACCGTGAGGATAAGAATGTTTCCGAACTTCTTGGCATGCTAGAGGTTGAGCGTGTGTTTGGTTTGTCTGTTGGCGTATCAAAGCTAGTTCAGGAATTGTCAAAGACATACGACCCGGAGGACATATGAAGGTTATATTAGAGTATGATGATATATCAGAGGCAAGAGTTGTATTTCATGCTCGTGATTTCCAGTGTGCTTTATATGATATATACGAGATGCTACGTAAAGACCCGACTGAAAGATACGCTGAATTGATAGATAGAATTTTAGACATTATAAAGGTTAATGACTTATCGGTTGACGATTTGTATATATAGTGTTAAAAACGTTAATACTTTGTAGGTTATTTGACAAGTAAATAATTAGGGTGTATAATGATAGTTAGCAAGGTGGCGGAAAGTAATTACTTGTAATGGGTGATTAAATTTGGTAGACGCGCGACTATAGTCATGAGGCTATAGGGTGCTGGTAATGTCAACCAGCGTGTAGGTTAAAACCCTTCCCTTGCTAATGTTGTGGCAGTAGCCCTGCTCCACGTTAAAAACAGAAAAGGGCAGATGGATTGAGCTAGTGTAACCTACGGGTCATTAGCCGACTGCTGAGGTGGCATAGTTTACTACGGTTGGCTATAAACCATCTCGGCAGTTTTATACATTATTGCCGAAAGGTATAAAAGAAGGAGAATGTTATGGAAGGGACAGGAAGAATTGATGCTGTATTGAAATGGTTGGAAGTAGCAGCCGAGAGATCAGACGTTGTAGCAGATAAAGCTGATGAGTTGAGACAGAAGTTATTTGCAGAGGCAGAAGCAAAAGAAGCTGATAACGGCGTTCCTGTCGGTTGGTATACTAAGGTGTCCGGTCAAGTGGGGAGAATTGAAGCTAACTTAAAAAGAATTGAAGCTATGATAGACTCGTTCTAGGTAATTTCACAATTATATAGTAGTTTTTGTGAAAGGTATAAATCATGATGGGCCATAGACAGAAGCTAAAAACAGGTGATGAAGTAGATCAGGTAATAGCGCCTCACATGTACATCCACCTAGAAAGACACTCAAGTGAAATTAAGCGTGGTATGAGACGAAGGGAAAGAAGGGAAGCGAAAGAGGAGCTACGGCAATTTGACACTATCTAATAAATGTGTTAGGATAAGTGCATGGCAAATGGTGGACGACCAAAGAAAGAGATTGACTATACCTCTGTTGAGAAGCTGTCTAAACTCATGTGCACTCAAGAGGAAATAGCAGACTTTCTTGATATATCAGTTCGCACACTACAGCGAGACGATGAATTTTGTCGTATATATAAAAACGGCATCAGTAAAGGCAAAAGGTCTTTGCGCCGTGCTCAGTGGGAGAAGGCTGTAGACGAGAAGAACGCCACTATGCAGATATGGCTTGGTAAGCAGTATCTAGGGCAGTCTGATAAACAAGAGCTCACCGGAAAAGATGGAGAGTCTATTAAAGTCACATGGCAGAAATAAGCATTTTTCAGCAATATAAACCATTTTTCATAGATGACTACAGATACAACGTTGTGTATGGTTCGCGTGGGAAAGGCGCTACCTGGAATATCGCACGAGGACTTTTAGCTGAGTCATGTCAAGAGAAGCACCGTATCTTATGTACAAGGGAGTTTCAGAACTCGATAGACGAGTCAGTGTATCACGTATTAGTTGAGCAGATTGAGTTACTAGGGCTGCAAGCTAACTTCACAATACAGAAGAAATCTATTGTGTCTATCACAGGTAGCGAGTTTCTTTTCAAAGGCTTAAGGCATAACGTAGACTCTATAAAGTCGATGGAAGGCATCTCAAGAGTGTGGATTGCTGAGGCTGATAAAGTACCGAAAGAGTCTTTAGACAAGCTGATACCGACCATCAGGACAAAGGGCTCTAAGTTCTATATCGATTTCAATACTGACACCGAGGATGATCCTGTCTATAAACAATTTGTAGTTGCTGATAGGAAGGATACATATGTGATCTTTCAGACATATAAAGACAATCCGTTCTTCCCGGAAGTGCTAAGACGAGAGATGGAGTACGACAAAGAAAACGACTATGACAAGTATCGCTGGGTGTGGGAAGGTGAGCCGAGGAATATTAGTGAGGCGTGTGTCTTTCATGGTAAGTTCAGGATAGATGATTTCAAGACTCCGCAGGATGCCGAGTTCTATCACGGTGTTGACTGGGGTTTCTCCCAGGACCCGACTGTTGCTGTGAGAGCTTTCATAATTGATGGGAGATTGTATATAGATCAATGTGTTGGAAGTGTTGGAGTGGATATAAACCAGACACCAGAGCTGTTTGATGCGATACCTACACTAAGGAAGTGGACAAGCATAGCAGACTCAGCACGACCGGAGACCATATCTTACATGAGACAGCATGGCTTTCCTAGGATGAAAAGCTCTAAGAAAGGCAAGGGTTCAGTAGAGGACGGGATAGAGAAGATCAGAGGTTTCAAAGATGTAGTAATTCATGAGCGGTGTAAAGAGGTTATCGAAGAGTTCAAGTTATATTCGTACAAGAAAAATAGTACAACAGGTGATATAATGCCAATACCAGAGGACAAGCATAATCACTATATAGATGCTATCAGGTATGCACTAGAGGACTACGGACACAAGACAGGCGTAGACCTTTCAGAACAAAGCGTCAAAGCATTGTGGGGTTCATTATGATAAAAAGAAGCGACTTTTCAAGCGATAATCAATTCATAGACTTCATCGACCGTAAGAGAGCTTCGAGAGCTGCGGAGATGATCAAGCTATATGACTACTATATCGGCGACTCAGACATCAAAACACGTGAATTAGCTAACCCGAACAAAGTGAATAACAAGTTAGCTAATGACTTCTTCGGCACGGTTATAGATGACAAAGTCGGGTATATGGGTAACTCAATCACGCTCAAGATCAAGGGAGAGTACTCAGATGACGTTCTAAACTTCGCCACGAATTGGCAGCGGTGGAACGACCTTGACGACC